TAAGGCTTTATTTTTAATACAAGCCAATTTCTTTATTGTACATCTGCCTAATCTGAAGCCTTGCAATCGGATCAAGGACTGGAAGCTTTCGAGCTTTTTTCTTTAATGCTAAGCAAGTTTTATAAGCACTCCTCAGCTCATTGATACTCCATTTGCATGAAGGGTATTGCTTCGGCAAATCTTCAATCTCATTAGCTATAAAGCTTCCGAAGTTACGTATAAAGCCCTCTCTCATTCCCTGCCTATTTCCCTCCATAAATCTATTGTCATGCTTTCCTTGTGCCCAAATGTTCATTAAATGAAAGCGGATAGGTAGGTGTTTTTTTGTTCTTGGATAATAGTGCCCTGCATCCATCATCCTATCAACCCAAGGAGTATCGCTACTTATGCAGTTTTGCCCTTTGTCGATTAGCCTCACCAATTCATTTATGTGCTTCTGAAGTACATTTATCCACTCTGAATGTTTGCGGATATCCTCCTTTTCCTTCTTGGTCTGTTCCCGTTGCTTCTTCACCTCCTTGCGTTTATTCCATTCTAACGCGCAGGCCATCGAGCAGACGACTTGCAAGCTGTTTCGCCTGTTCTCGATCGACCTTTTACAGATGTCACATTTCTTCGCACGTGGTTTCATAGGCTTGAATTGCTTTGAATATTTGGAGAGCTACCTGGGGGACGATGGCGTTTCCAAATGCTTTGATTGATTCGTTTCGCCATTTAGGAAAGGTAATTCCGTCCAATTCGGTGGGAAGCCCATCATCTCCCCCACAAATCGGGGATTGAGTTGGGAAGTTTTTCCAGTCATTTGGAAGGCTCTTTTTTGCAATCCGTCTTGCTTCCTCTTGCCCGTGTTCTTGGTTGGGTTGTCGTCCGCTATTGGCGTTGGTAATAAACCTAAGCTCGCTTTTCCGCTTAGCATTGAGGCTGTGCCGTCTTTTCTTCTTTGTCCTTTCCAATCTCCTGCTATTGGCGTTGGTAGCATCCCGTAAGCCTCCCAGCTCTTTGGGTTGACATATTCCCTCAAATTGCTCGGACCCGTCCTCCCCTTCCTCGCTCCTTGTACCTGTCTCTCCATCGCTTCTCCCTCCTTTGGTGGTAATGTGTCCATTGTGTTTGGCGTAGGCAACAAACCAAACCCTATCCCGTCGGTGGGGAGCGTTGACACCCGCAGCCGGAAGTACAAACGGCTGTACTTCGTACCCTTCAGACTCCAAGTCAGCTTGCACCTCGTCGAATACCATCCCCCCGTTCCAATTAACAAGGCCGAGAACATTTTCGCCCACAACCCAACGTGGCTGAATCTCTCGAATTGCTCTAAGCATCTCTGGCCAGAGGTGGCGGTCATCTTCCTTTCCAAGTCGCTTCCCTGCTGTGCTGTATGGCTGACAAGGGAATCCTCCTGTGAGGATGTCAATGTCTCCTCTATGAAGAGAGAAGTCTGTCTTTGTGATGTCTTCATAGCTTATTGCGTTAGGCCAATAGTGCTTCAATACTTTTTGTCCGAATTCATTCCATTCACAATGGAGGACGTTCTCCCATTGCATCCACTCGGCCGCTAAATCAAAACCACCTATTCCCGAAAATAGCGAGCCGTGCCTCAAACTTCCTCAAGCTCTTTAGTCAAACCAGTAATCAAATAGCCTTGCACCTTTTGACTTTTTAGATATTCAAATACCGTGCTTTTCACCTTGTTCGTGCGCTCTCTTTCCTTTCCCACTTCGCGCTGAAGCTTTTCGTCCATCATCTTTTTGGCCTCACTTAATCCTTTTTGCTGCATTGCCTTTTCAAGCTCCAGTTGAAAGTCCTCCATTTCCAACACCCCTGAAAGCTGAGGCAGTGATATATTGTAAATCCTGTCAAAGATTCTCCTTTCAAATCCGACTGCGTTCTCAATTACCTTCAAGCTGTGCAATACTGCAGCGTGGTCGTTCCTTGTTTCCTTCGCAATTGTGTTTAGTGTAAGCTTAGTGAATGTTCTCATAACATAATGATAGAACTGCCTCGCCCGTACTATTTCCATCTTCCTAGAGTGGCTTTTTATGTGGTCCGTTGTGATGAGTGTTTTTTGCACTTCACTTGCCGCCTCAGCGACTATTTCCATTATTTTATCGCTCATTTGCTAAGTAGTTCTAACTCGTTAGCATTTACACATAATGAAGCTTTCGGGTGTCCCTCTTGCCTATCCAAATAAGCCTGAGCAGAAGGTGAACCGCTAATAAATACTTTCGTTCCTTTCTTTAGGTATTCAGCGAGGCGGCTTTCAGGCTTCACCCACTTACTAACCTTTACCCATGTAGTAACTTCCTTTTCACCTCTTTTCTCGGTAGTAGCTACATTGAACTCTATCACATCGTACTTAGAGCTTTCAATGCTTTTCTTTTCTGCATCTGCTCCGAGGTTTCCAATTAACTGCAACTTGATCATTTCTTTGTTTTTAGGTATTCACGAATTAACTCTACTCTGTTTTTCAATTGCTCGATTTTTTCTTCATCATAGTCTAGCGACCATGTTCTTACTCTGTCCTCCTTTGGCATATCATCAAAGTGATGAAGCTTTCTGAGCTCAGCGCAATACTTATCATACTCAGGATTTTCGTCTAACCCCTGAAACTTCCAACGGGCTGAATACTCTAAGCCTAAATAAATGTCCTCAGGCGTGTCTACAAGGCAATAGGCTAACGTAGCTCGCTTCTTTCCTGTTAGCCACATATAAACCATCAACTGCCAACCATAACCCGTTAAAAGCCCTGTTTTGGTTTCTACGCCTTCAGCCTTGAAAAAGCTATGAAAGTCCCAAGCACTTTTGATGTCAACGACTAAATCGTTATTTACTATGTCTGGCGTTCCCGTTGCCCACTCGTTAGATAGGTTTTCTTTGTTTTTCTGATACAATACATCGGTCACGTCTGTCAAAAGTGTAATAGACTTCTCTTCTACAACAATGCCTTTCTGCATTTGGTCGGTAACTACCTGCGCTCTTCTCCCGTACTTCTGCTCTATGTGCCATGTATCGGCATACGTCAAAGCTCCTATGGGTATTTTATTAGCTGTTGGTGAGGCCATTATTTGCCCTGCGGCACTTGCTCTTATTTTGAACATAGCTTCTCTCTCATGTCGTTATACACTTTCTCTACTCTTGGATTTTCAAGCTCTGATTCTGTGATGCTCATTTCTATTAGCTCCCAATTGTTTTGCCTTTCCATCCAACTAATAGTTCTGTTGGCAGCTTCTTCCAAATCCTGTTCCTCTTGACTTACTATTTCGGCTTCAGGTATTGGCTCAATAGTCCCGTTTCGTTCTCTCCATTCCTCACCGATTTGAATACCTGAGAAACCGAAAGCTTTTTTTAGTGCCTTTGCTTCAGCGGTTTTCTTAATCATATCGGAGGGGTTTGTTTTCCAAGCGTTATAACCCTTATCAAACTCCCTCATTAAAACCCATTCAACAGTAGGCTCACCATCTTTAAGAAATACGATTGCATAAGCTCCTACGATCTTCCCTCCTTCCTTCCAGTTGGCGTTATGCTTTATGATGTTGTTCGCTATGTCGATGGAAAACTCATCATTTTCGCGCACTACTGCCGAGCGTATGCCATTCCATCTAGGGTGCTTTTGCCCTTTGCTAAGCATTCCATCGCGCCCTGCTAAGATGATTAGGTTATTTCGGTTATCCTTATAACACCACACCTCTTTATTGAAAGGGTTCAAATCCTGAGTTCTGCACACATTCAAGAAATATGCAAGCTCTGTGTTTGTCGTTCCTTTGGCTACTGTGTTTTTAATCACAGCAACCTCTTCAGGCTTCATGTTAAGTGCCTCCGCTAGTTTTAAGTCAGTAGCGTTGACTTTTTGTACTTCGCTCATACTTTGGTTGTTTTCAGTTTTCTTATTAAACCGTTAAGTGTCAATCCTGTATTATTACTTAAATACACGCCGTGACTAAATCCGTGAGAATAAGTCAAATTTTGAATGTACAGACGGAATGAAAGAGAATCTTTTTCTCGTCTATAATTTCTTAAATGCACAGCGGCTGCATACCTGTATTCCTGAAAGTGGGTTGCAGCCACTAAAAAACTTTCTTCGTTCATGCTTTGATCTTTTTAAGGTCAATTCCACAGGCGAAGAGAATCGCGAAACGTATTCCGTCTGCATACTCCTTTCTAGACTTGTATAGCAGCTCGAAAACATCCATCTCAGGTCGATTCCTCCATTTTTTAGCGTAGTCCGCGGCCTGCATCCTACTATCACGATAATGATATGCTAATAGATTTTGTGTGTGTTCGTTCATGTCGTTTTGCTTTTGGTTAGGCAAATATAGCTCTAAATTTTTAATGTGCAAAACTTGTGAAATTAAATTTTCGGCTTATATTTGCACTCGAACCAAAACCCAAAGCAATGGTACACACATTTGAGAATCTATCGGAGTTGGCAATTTACAGCGTCCCTGAAGACGTGGAGATTAAAGAAGCTGAATTACACTACCGAGTTGACGTTATAGAAGGGGCTTACGGCTTCCGAATTAACGTTGAAGGTAAGCTTGTCCTAAACTGTGAACGCATGGTTAAGGGGGTAGGCACTACCGATGAGTACGGAAGAGAGGAGCAGATATGGGAGGTGGGCGATCAGTTTTATCAGAACATCGAAATCAAGAGCTGGAGTATTGAAGAAGCACAATGCGCTATTGCCTACATCAAGCTAGAGCCAGTCATTGATGATGCGGACTTTGATGGGGAGTGTGCTATTACTTTTCAACTGGTGGGCTAACGCTATGCTTTGTATTACTTAGGTCAGCTTGAAACTGACCTAACGACTATGAAGCATAACACGATATGTATAACTAAAAACCAAAGCCATGAACAAAAACACACTAAAGATTATATTTTTGATAAAAGTTTGCAGGAATCAAAAATGTTTGTATATTTGTTCCGTCATCAAATAGATGGCAATGGCGGCCCGCCAGTCAGGGCTAACTCTTTGAGTTATGAGTTCTTCTTCTCTTTCTTCTGTTTTAGTTTCTTTGGTTAAGGAAAATGCTTCCGAGCCAAAAAATGTTTTGATACCTTCTTTGGTGTCTTTCTTAATGGATTCATTTCCATTTATGTCTGAAAGTCAGGCATTGTTAATTAGCCTTAAAGCCTACGAAAATGCGTAGGCTTATGTTAATATCATTCTTACTACAAGGTGGAAAGGATGTTTCTATTTTCTCAAATGAAGAAATAGAGAATGCTAAGATTATGTATGAATATGTGAATCACTATTCTGGTGGCTTTACGTGCTCATACAAATACTTGCCAACTTTATGGCAATCTGCTTACTTCAAAATTGTAGGATACAATGGCTAAGCAAGGAGGTAAAAGAAAGGGAGCAGGTAGAAAGCCTGCTTCCTATAAAACAAAAACAATAGCATTTAGGATTAGATTAGAATGGGAAAAAGAAATTAGGGAAACCGTAAAAGCTAAGATTACAGCACTAACGAAAAATTGCAACTAAAAACCAAAGCCATGAACAAAAACACAATCAAGATCATAAGCGCAGGGGTGTTAGCCCTCTGCATTATCGCTACGATCGGTCACGCCTGTCAGGATGAAACAACCTTAGACTACTTCCGCATGGTAGTTGGTCTGATAGCAGGTACTACTGCTTTCGTGGTCATTCTAGCCATTGTCCTCGGTGGCGTATGGATAGGAAATAATTTGCTCACGTTCATATTCGAGCAAGCAAAAAAGGCCGCTCACGAGGAGCAGCCTTTAAACCAAAGCAAGGAGGGAAGAACTCCCTCTGAACAGCGCAAAGATAATCAAAGCAAATGAAGTACGAAGAGTTTTTACAAAGCAAACGACATTCAGTGGGTGAGTTTGGATTTGAGGCGAATTTTATACCCGACATAGCATTTGACTTTCAAAGGCACGTTATTGAGCGAGCTGTGGCAAAAGGTCGAGTAGCTGTGTTCCTTGACACTGGACTTGGTAAGACTTTGGTTCAGTTATCCATTGCTCAAAACATCGTTAATCACACCAATAAAAAGGTATTGATATTAACTCCTTTGGCTGTTGCGTTTCAATTCATTATAGAGGCTGAAAAGATAGGCGTTGGCGATGTGGAGTATTCAAAGGATGGTAGGCATACAAAGAAGATAGTTGTATGCAATTATGAAAGATTACACTACTTCGATCATTCAGATTTTGAGTGTGTGATACTTGATGAAAGTTCAATTCTAAAGAACTTTGATGGTAAGATAAAAAGTCAGATAACGGCTTTTATTAAGAAGATTCCTTACCGATTCTTGAGTACCGCAACGCCTAGTCCGAACGATTTTATAGAACTTGGTACAAGTAGTGAGGCATTAGGTTACTTGGGATATATGGATATGCTGACAAAGTTCTTTAAGAACAATCAAAACAGCGTTGATAGCAACAATAGAAACATTGGTGAAAAGTTCTACCTAAAGCCACACGCTGAAAAGGATTTCTTTGCGTGGGTTAATCAATGGTCAATAATGGCAAAGATGCCTAGTGACTTAGGGTTTTCTGATGATCGTTATAAGTTACCTGAGTTGATAGTTAATAAGCACGTGGTAAAAAACAAATCAACTATCAATGTCGATGGTCAAGTTCAGCTTTTTAATATCGTAGCTAAAAGTTTTCATGAGATAAGGCACGAACAGAAACAAACACAACAAGAAAGGTGCGAAAAAGCTATTGAGTTAGCCGATGGCAAAACATCCGTATATTGGTGTAATACCAATAATGAAAGTGCAATACTTAAAGCATTGGATTCAGAAGCAGTTGAAATAATAGGCAGTCAATCCATTGACAAGAAAGAGGAAATTTTACAAGCCTTTGCTAACGGAGAAATAAAGCGACTCATAACTAAAGCAAAGATGACTGGAATGGGTTTAAATTGGCAGCATTGCAATCACTCTGTATTCTTTCCTACATGGTCCTACGAGCAATACTACCAAGCTGTAAGGCGGTTTTGGAGGTTTGGTCAGACTAAACCCGTAACGATTGACATGGTTATTTCAGATGGTCAAACAAGGGTTTTAGAGGCGTTGCAACAGAAAACGCAAAAGGCAATTGATCTGCATAAACAACTAACTGAAAACGTGAATAGAAAATTCACTAGCACTAAAAAAGAGTTCTCACAACAAATACAAAAACCAAAGTTCAAATGACAAAAGAACAAATCCACGAAGAAAACTACTCAATCTATAACTCAGATTGTATGTACGTTTTACCAGAGATTGAGTCTAACAGTGTAGACCTTTCTGTTTATTCACCTCCATTTGCAGGGCTTTACAATTATTCAAGCTCTGAAAATGATTTCTCTAACTGCGAAACAAAAGAGCAGTTTTTAGATCAGTACGATTTTCTAATAAAG